TGTGAGTTGGTTTTCGTATTATTTGAAGAGGCTTCAGATGGTTTTCATCCCCCCGTCGATTGCCGTGCAAGAGACGAATGCCGGGCTGATTTACAACTACTTCTCACCGCCGTCAGGCATGGGGAAGATAGGCGCAATCGCACTTGTCGCCATGGCGTCGGCGGAATCAGCGTTCGATCCAACAGCGCTCGGGGATAAGGATACAGCCTACGGCCTTTGGCAGCTCCACGAAGAGCGCACGTCACTCATTTGCAATGGCGGCCAAGGTTACAAAGGATGCGGGATCGACGTAAAGGCGCGCGTGCTCGCCGGCAATGCCGGCGTGATGGAGCAATGCCAAGCAATTGATTGGGAATTGGCACATAGTGAGCATACCGCGAAAGCGGCGATCCTCGCAGCGACGAGTGTATATGATGCTGCGGTTGCTGCGACGACCAAATACATGCGCCCCGGAGCGCCGGGACAACCTGCGGCGCGAGCCCTTACGGCGGCGAAGTGGGCGGCTTTCTTCGGTGTTGTAGCATGACCAACGTCGCATACCAGAACGGCTACTTGGGAGATTAAGATGAATATTTTAGAAGGTGTCCTTGCCGCCGTCGGGGGCGTTATATTATTGGTCATCGTATCCCTGTTCGCATGGGTTGCGTTGTTTTGGAAAGACGCGCCGTGATGCAAATCGTAGACGCCTCGCGGCGTCTGCTGTCCATCCGCCGCCAACCTTGGTGACATATGACCAACGTCGCCCGTTTCCTGGCGCTTGTGGCGATCGGCTTTTTGGTTATTCTCGCGTGGAAGACCAACACGGGGCAGTAGAATGACCACCCTCTTGCTCGCCGCGTTCTTTTTCGTGATTGGCTGGTGGGTACGCGGGATCGTGGATTATTGGGGTGGATGATGGGACAGGTCGGAAAATACCTTCGTCGAGCTGCCGGCGGTTACGAACACTGGTGTCCCGGATGCGGGAAGATACACCTCATACCAGATAGTTGGATATTCGGCGGAGATGTGAACGCGCCGACATTCTCCCCGAGCGTTAAAATCACTGGCGTCCAAACGGTGAATGATGCCAACGGAGAATGGACGGGCGAGTGGATGTGTGATGCTAATGGCAAAGCACTACCGGCTTGCTGCCACTATATTTTAACCGAAGGTCATCTGAATTTTTGTGAAGATTGTACACATGCGTTTAAGGGCCAGACCGTACCGCTTCCCGAGCTGCCGCCATATTTGCGAGATCGGCTATGATCTATTGCTTATGTGGCCTTGAGGAAGAGGCCAACACGATAACTGACCGCGATAATGTGCGAGTGCTCGTCGGTACGGCGGCGCGCGACAATTTGGCGAGCTTGGTTGGTCCCGATTGCGAGGCGCTTGTGAGTTGGGGTACGGCCGGGTCTGTCAGAAAAGAGGTCGCTGTTGGTGGAATTGTCCTTCCGATGTTTGTATGCTGCGACGACTACATTGCGCGCGACCCGAGCATGGAATGGCAAAATTGCATTCTGCGGGCGTTCAAGGCAAGTCAGTTCCCCTCTCAAGTCGTAGGGACCTATTCAGGGCCGATCGAAGTCGCTGCTACGGCGGCCCAGAAGATGGCAATTGCCGATAGACACAACATGGTAGTCTACACGGTTGACGAGATCACCTACGCCGTCGCCAAGCTCGCGGCGGAGCGCAATGTGCCGTGGATCGCGGTACAGGCGGTGTCTGATGCCTATGACCAAACCGTGCCGCCCGTGGCTGATGCTGATGCGACGAACGCGGACGGCACGCCAAATTTCATCGGGCTCATCGACGGCCTTATCCACGACCCGAGCGAAATCCCCGGCACCATAGAAGTGGCGGAGACCTTCAGCAAAGCTATCTCGGCGCTATCGTGGGCATATTCGGTGATCCAGCCTTGGTTTCTGTTCGAGCCGGGGATGAGGCCGTGACACGTGACTTATTTATATTCGCCTTTGGTTTTCTTTCCGGCATGCTGATATTCATTATTTGGGTACATTTCTTGTGGTCTATGTCGCCCGAAGACGAGCCGATTATAGCTTCGATAAGAGGATTCTCCCGGTGGATGTTCGAGCTGATAACCAGACGAGATGAGCATGCTTGAAACAAGCCGACTGGCCCGGCGAAGACCTACGTGGGAAATCTCGATGACCGCCGCAACGCGATCTCAGCGCCGCCTCCTAGCCGTCTTCCTCGCTTTGGGTGTCATCTGGCTTGCCGTGCTGCTCGCGGTCGTCGGCGGGCTCGTCTGGCCATCCAGCAGCCACGCCGCCACCCAGACATTCCAAATCCCGGCCTGGTGTGCTAAATATCCAGCACGGATCGCCCCGCATCATGCGACGGGCGCCGATGTAATCAGGTCGCAGGACTGTGCAAATTACCGATGGGCTGCGCGGCGGGAAGCGTGGCGACAGAAAGAATTGAAGGGGAACTGAGATGAGGAGAATCCTAATTCTCTGTGCCGCTGTGGTACTGCTCGCCGGGTGCGCAAGGGCGATCGCGCAGGATACCTCGCCAGCGCCTTCAGCACCCCTCACTTTGGCCGTCCCGCCCGTCGCCCCGGCTCCCATCGTCGTACAGGTTCCCGCGGCGCCTGCTGCACAACCTCGGGTCACGGCGCCCGCAGGGGCCACAACTGCCATCCCGCAGCCGGACGGTTCGACGGTCTTTCTCTATCCGCTGATCCACGATCTTGAGCCCGTTCTCGTGACGGCTTTGGGGACGCTGCTCGCGGCGTTAAGCACCATCATTACCGGGTTTTTGCTCTGGTGGCTGAAGACGAAATTTGGGTATGATGCCGATCAGGCAACCCAAGATAAGTTGGTGGCGGCGACCAAGGCATTTCAGGACTACGCGACAAGGCAGGCTAACGTCTGGATTGCAGCGCAAGAGCCCGGTTGGCGCGATCTCAAGGTCGATGTCGGGAATCCCTTTGTTGCTGCCGCCGCCAACGAAGGAATAGCGAGAATGCCGGATGGTTCCGTGCTCGCTGAAATGACGCAGAAAAAACTGTCCGAGTGGATTGCTGCCGCCATTGGTCACGCCCAGGCGACGACGCCTCCGGTTGTCACGGCGCCCATTGCGGTTCCTCCGGTCGTGGTGGCTGCGCAATGACCGAGCCCGTCCGCTACGCTCTCGGTCTGAAGCCGCCGCGCCCCGGTGCGGTCAAGATGCGGTTCGCCGATTACATCAAACCCGCGTTGCCCGCGCCTCCAGCCGAGTTCGGGCATGAAGACCTTGTGCCGGACTGGCATATGCTCGGCAATGACCAATTCGGTTGCTGCCTGTGGTCAGGCGCCGCCCATGAGCACTACCTCTGGACGGCCGAGGCTGGCGCGCGTTCCCATATCACAACCGCCGACGTGCTCGCCGATTACGCGGCCTGCACCGGGTTTGTCGCCGATGATCCATCAACCGATCAGGGCACGGATATGCAAGTTGGTGCCTCGTACCGCCGCAAGACCGGGATCGTGGACGCGACAGGCAAACGCCACCAGATCGGAGCCTACGCCCAGATCGAGGCCGGGAACGTCGATGAGCTGAAGCAGGCATGGATGCTTGGGGCGATCGGCCTTGGCGTGCAGGTCGGTGACAACCAGCAGCAACAGTTCTCAGACGGCAAACCGTGGGATGGGCCGACAGGGGCGAACGCTGGTGGTCATTACGTCCCCATGATAGCCTATCGTGGTGGGATGTTTTGGTGCGTGTCCTGGGGGCGCCTGACGGCTGTGACGGAGGCTTTCATCCGATCGAACAACGATCAGACGCTTTGCTATTTCTCGCCGGACTTCCTGATCGGTGGGAAGTCGATCGACGGGTTTGACCAGGCCGCGTTGCTCGACGACCTAAACGAGCTCGTGAAAGGGTAATCAAATGAATATCAAACGCATTCTACTTTCGACGTCCATCGGTGGCGCGTTGCTGCTAGGTGCATGCACCAACACTCAGTTGACGAGCGGTATCTCCGCTGCCTGCACGGCACTCGGTGCCGGGCTGTCCGTCACGGCATTGGTCGCTGGCCAGGTGGCTGGCGGGGCGACGATCGCAACGACCGTCTCCAACCTCATCAATGATGTCTCGACGGATTGCCCGAGCTTTGCGACGGCGGTCACGGATGCGGCTGCGGCCATTACCGGTCTCGGCCAGACGGCGACGGTCAGCGTGACGGCCACGAGCACAACGGCAGCGTCCTTGCGCAGGATGGGCGTCGCGCATCCGGTCTTTAATTTCTCGGTCAGTCCGAGCGGCACCGTGACGGTATCGCCTTCGACGGTCGGAATGATGAAGCGCATGGGCTACTGACATGACCGACAACAGCGTCACGATCGAAGCCACACTGCCGGACGGCCCGTATATCGTCACGCTGACGCAGAATCCTAGCGACCCGAGTTCGGCGTCGTTGTCGGTTTCCCCTCCCGATGGCGGGACGAACACTTACGATCTCGTCAACGTCAAAGTTGACGGGACGGTGCTTACCTGCCAAATGGCGCCCATGCTCTGGTGGACGCCGAGTATAACGATGCTCCTAGCGGCTGGATCGTTGACGGTGACTGTTGCGGACGCGCCGGAGGACAATGGAACGCGGAACTTTCCGCTCGACAAGGCGCAGCACGACGAAGTTGCGGCGTTCATGACTAAATTCTAGGCCGAGGGCGAACCCGCCTTGGGTGCTCAAAATGGATCAAGCGATGCCGATCTCCCCGACCCAGGATCAGCTTCAGACCTCGCTTCGGTCCTTCCTCCTCGCGGTTCTCCCGGCTGGCGTCGACGTGATCATCGCGATCGAGAACCGCGTGCCGGAATCTGCCGTACCAAATTTTGTCATAATTTCCCCGCCGCGCTACGAGCGCTCGGACACGAACATTGACACGTATGCCGACGTCAGGTTCACGGGCTCGATCGCGGCGGAAACCGCATCCGTGACCGCCTCTATTGCGCCGGCCACGGCTATTCCAAACGTGATGCCGAGCGGCGTCTTGAATGTGACGGCTGTCGGTTCCGGGACGTTGGTCGTCGGCGGGTCGCTGTCTGGGACCGGCGTCGCGGCCGGGACGCAGATCACGGCGCAGCTTTCCGGCGCGGCTGGAGGCATCGGGACCTACTCGGTAAATTTCAGCCAACTCGTTCCGTCGACGACGATCGCCGAAGTCTATGGGCTAATGACCGTCTCGGTGGTTTCGTTCGGGACGATCGCTGTCGGCGCGCCGGTCTTCGGCGTCGGGGTCACGACAGGCTCGACAATCAAGGCACTCGGAACGGGCTCGGGGGGCGTCGGGACCTATGCCGTCTCGCCGAGCCAGACTGTCGGCAGCGAGACGCTCGCGGCCGGCGGGAAGATATTGCAGCAAAATATGAAAGCAATTTTTCAAGTGGACTTTCATTCTGGCGACAACACCGCGCCGGATATGGCTCAGATCTGCTCGACAACGCTTCGTGACAGCTATGGCGTCGATCTTTTCGCGGCGCAGAGTCCGAACTATGGCGTGGTGCCGCTATACGCAGACGATCCTAAATTCATGCCATTTTTGAATGAGGCTGCGCAAATTGAGTGGAGGTATCTTTTGGACGTTTATCTCCAGTGCAATCAAAGCGTGGTCGTTCCGTGCCAGTTCATGGACGAAATTACCCCGGTTCTCGTCGACGTCGAGACCGCCTATACGCCGTGACCGCCGCGATGCTTGGAAACTAGCTGTCCCCGTGGTACGAAGCTGGGCGAACCTATCGACTCGCCGCATGGCACATAGGTGCCTGCGGGCCGTGAAGGAGCTTCCACGATGACGATTCCGGCGAACGAACTCGTCAACGTCAGCCCTAGCGTTCTGAGCGCGGGCGGCGCGCAGCTCGCGACAACCGGCTTGGTCCTCACCGCAAACACCCGTGTTCCAGTCGGGACCGCGGCGGCCTTTCCGAACGGTGCCGCCGTCACGAGCTTCTTCGGGGCAAATTCGGCGGAATCGATCATCGCCAACGGCGGCGTCGGCAAGGGGTCCGGGTATTTCGGCGGATTCAACGGCGCGACGCAGATCCCAGGCTCCCTTCTCTTCACCCAATACAATCAAACTGCGGTTTCGGCATATCTCCGCGGCGGCAACATTTCAGGGCTGACGCTGGCGCAGTTGCAGGCACTGTCGGGCTCCCTGACCGCCACGATGGACGGCTATGCCAACGTCATCGCCTCGATCAGTTTGGCGAGCTACAACAGCCAGTCGGCGATCGCGGCGGCTATCCAGGCGGCATTCACCGATCCGACCGAAGCTTCATTCACGGCGTCGATCGGCGGCCACTTCGGAACCTGCACATCATCCGGGACAACCCTGACGCTTGGCGGCGTCACCGACGGCTATCTCGCGGCCGGCGATCTTGTCTCCGGGACGGACACCACGAATTCGCTCCCTGCCGGCTGCTATATCGTGAAGCAGCTCACAGGGACGGCGGGCGGCGCCGCGGGCGCCACCTTCCAACTCAGCGCGGCGGCGACGCCTGGAAATCTGACGAGCTGCACGGTCACGGGAACCTCGACGGTTCTCGATGTGACGCATGTGGCCTCGGGATCGCTCGCTATCGGTCAAACGGTGACCGGATCGACTGTTGCAAGCGGCACCTTGATTACCGGGCAATTGACGGGATCGGCTGGTGCCGTCGGCACATACAGCATGAGCGGCGCGGCTCAGGGGGTCGCGTCCGAAAGCATGACGGGCGTGGCGACGGCCCCGCTGGTCACCTATGATTCTGTCTCCGGGGCATTCGTCATCACGTCGGGGATCACCGGGGCGCCGTCATCGGCCGCCTTCGCGACCGGCACGCTCTCGGCTTCTTTGCTTCTGACTTCGGCTACCGGCGCCGTCTTATCGCAGGGCGCGGCCCCCGCAGTGCCTGCGACCTTCATGAACGCCCTGCTCATTGTGAACGCGAGCTGGACCGGATTCATGACAGCCTTCGATCCGGATGGCGGTAGCGGCAACTCGGTCAAGCAGGCATTTGCGGCTTGGAAAAATTCCCAGAACAGCCGATTCTGCTATGTCTGTTGGGACACCGACGCGACCCCGACGAACACGTTGCCGGCGACTTCGAGCCTCGGCTACATCCTGAATCAGAACGGCGACAGCGGAACGGCTCTGATCTGGGAAGGCTCCGATCTCAATCACGCCGCGTTTATTCTCGGATCGATAGCGAGCATCAACTTCAATCAGACAAACGGGCGTATCTCGTTTGCCTACAAGGCGCAGCCGGGGCTCGTCGCTTCCGTCACCGATCCGACGGCCGGGGGGAATCTCGCCGGCAATCCGCAGGCTGTCGGGAGCAATGGGAACGGCTACAACTTCGTCGGTGCCTATGGCGCGGCAAATGCGAACTTCGTTTGGTTCCAGCGAGGGTTCTGCACCGGGCCGTTTGCGTGGCTCGACAGCTACATCAATCAGGTCTGGCTCAATTACGGGTTCCAGCAGGCGCTACTCGCGTTGCAGCAGGCATCGAATTCGGTCCCCTACGATACCGCCGGCTACACGGCGATCGAGGCCGCGCTCGGCGATCAGGTTCAGCTCGGGCTCAACTTCGGCGCCTTCGGACCGCCTGCCCCCGGAACACTCTCGCAGAGCCAGATCAATGCCGTGAACGCGTCCGCCGGCAAGATCATCGCTCCGGCACTTGTGGCTCAGGGATATTACCTCAACATCCAGCCGGCAAATCCGGTTGTGAAGGCCGCGCGGACGAGCCCGAACATCACATTTTTTTACATCGATAATGGCAGTATCCAGAGTCTAAATCTGTCCAGCGTCGCGCTGAACTAGGAGAGCAATGATGGACATTACCGGCGCGAATGCATCGCTCCAACTAACTCAGGCGACGCTCTTCCCGGTTCCGCAGCAGATCCAGGGCTTCGCAGCCGACGACATCTACGACCTCGACGAAATCGAATCCGTCGAGACTTTGATGGGTGTCGATGGCGTTTTGTCCGGCGGTTTCGTGTGGAAGCCGCAGTCGCAGTCGATCATGCTTCAGGCCGACTCGCCGTCGAACGCTTTCTTCGACGCAATTCAATCGCAGCAGATCGCGGCGAACACGACCTATGTCCTGAATGGCGTGCTGACGCTTCCTGCGATCGGGCTCAAGTTCATCCAGACGACCGGGTATCTGACGGGCTACAAGCTTCCTGGGGCGAAGAAGCTGATCCAACCGCGGCGCTACCGGATCATGTGGAATCTCGTCCTCCCGGCTCCGGTGTGATGCGATGGCTGGCCGCAAGACCGAGATCGTCAAGGTTCCGGCCAACTTCGGCCGCGACGCCGGGAAGCACTTCCTCCTGACCGAATGGAGCGCGCGGAAGGCCGATCATTGGGCGATCCGCGCGATGCTCGCCTACAACCGCGGTGGCGGCGATATGTCGGCCGAGGCGCTCCTCGGGCGCGGCATGGAGGCAATCTTCTTCGTCGAAGAGGTGACGCCGATCCTCGATGAGCTCCTTGAATGCGTCCAGATGATCCGCGACCCGGCGGCGCGCGATCGGGCGACGGGAATGCCGGTGGCGACGCCGCTCGTCAGTGACGACGATATCGAGGAGATCAAAACAGTCTGGTGGCTGAGATCGGAGGTTATCCGGCAGGTGGTGGGTTTTTCGCCACTCGAAATCGCCGAAAGGTGGGTTTCGAGGATAATGAAACCGCAGGCCTTAGAGAGTACATCAACGTAAGTCCGAAAATTGGGCTTGTGGTTTCGAGCCGGCTTGCGACATTGATCGAACTTGGGACGGTTTACGGAACGGAAGACCTCGAAGATTTCATAGAAATCATCCTCACCGACTCCTATAATCGGAGGCAGGTCGCGAAGAAGCAGAATGGGGATGATTGATGACGACGACTACGCTAGACAGCTTTGTGATCGAACTCGGAATCGACCCGAAGCAATTGACTGCGGGGTCGCGCGAGGCGCTCGACTCTTTGAGGAAGCTCAAAGAGGAAGGCTTGAAGGGCGCGAACGAGGTCGAGGCGAAGCAGAAGACGGCACTCGGTGCGATCCTCGCTTTCCGCCGTGAGGCGATGACCGTCCTCGGGGTTTTTCTGGGCGGAGCCGGATTCGGCGAGGCCATGAAATACGTTACGAACACGGACATCGCGATTGGCAATTTGAGCCGAACTATGAATATCAGCAAGAGCGACATCAATGCGTGGGGAATAGAATTCAGAAAACTCGGCGGAACGGCGGAAGAAGCACAAGGCGCTCTTGCGACGACCACCGCCGCATTGAGCGAAGCTAAAATCACAGGAAACTGGAACCCAGTTAATATTACCGGAAAGCTTGGCGTCGACCCGAGGCGTGTCAAAGATGCTGAAGATTTGTGGCTAAGGGTTGCTGCCGGTTTTCAGGAGATGGCAAAAACGCCAGAGGGCGCAGTGATGGCCACTGGATGGCTTCAACATATCCCTGGAATAACGCCGGGAATGACTAATTTTATTCTTTCAGGACGAGCGACACCAGGAAACATAGCAAATACAGCGGCGGCTCATCCTATTACTGAGGAATATGTAAAGGCCGCGCACGATTACAATGATGCTTTAGTCGAACTAGAGTCTTCTGCGACCACTCTCGGACAGACCCTGCTCGTAAGGCTCGCTCCGGCGTTTGATAGCGTAATGGATGCGATGAGCAATCTTTTGCATGGGAAAACTGACGGCAGTCATAGCTGGTCAGATGCGATCAATGGATTTTTCGGATGGATGTCAGACACGGCCCATTCCGGCCCGTTTAATAAGCCGCAGCCGTCATCGACATCATGGGCGGGCAATCTCGACGTTGGCGCGTTTGGCGAAGGGGGCGGCGGGTCGTCCGACGAGGCAAAGATCAGAGCTTATGCGGCATCGATCGGCCTCAATCCCGATGAGGTCGCTTGGATTGCGAAGCATGAAGGGCTCGGACGAAAAGGAACATGGTGGGACGTCAACGGTCCTTCTGGCGGCGACTTCTCGCTTCACAAGAATCCGCAAGGCAATGGCGTCGGCGATCTCTATGAAAAACAGACCGGAAACCGGCTTGGCGATCCCGCGCATCAATGGGACGAAGACAAGTTCGCGATGAATTATCAGAAGGCGCATGGCTTCTCGGCGTGGTCGACTTTCCGCGGTTCGCCGTGGGCTAACGGCGGTGGCCAAGCGCCAGGGGCGAGGTTCAGCGCGGCGGGTGGCGTTCGAACGGCGGCTGGGGCAGGCGGAGCCGGGGGTAACAGCGCGACGGTCTCTATCGACACGATCCACGTCAATAACGCAGCCGTCAAAGACGCGGCGACGTTCTCGCAGACGGTCGGGTCGCAGTTGAACCGCACCGTCAATGCGAGCCTCTTCAACAGCGGGGGGAACTGATGCCGGCCGTGCCTCAAGTTCCAGGCGTTCCCTCGCTGTCGAGCTACTCGGTGAACAACATCGAACTCGCGACCTCGGATTCCTTGATTGCGCTGAATGCGATTGTGAGCTTGTTTGCTCCACAATGGGGAATCTACGTCAACGGACAGGCTGTGATCACGCCGGCGAGCATCTTGTCGGGAGCAGCAGGAACTATCCTTTCCGAGATTTCGCAGATTGCATCTGCAATCGGTCTACCGAATATTGTCCCGACGATCGCTTCGACAATCGAATTCGATTATTCGGCAGATTCTCCGATCTCGAACTATCCGCAGGAACAGGGCGCCTTCCAAAGCTATGACAAGGTGCAATTGCCTTCGGAGATCAATCTCCAGCTCGCATGTAGCGGGTCGACTTCGCAACGACAGGCATTTTTGAACACGCTCGAAGCCTTGAGAACTTCGACGCAACTCGTCGACATCATGACGCCGGAGCAGGTCTATTCGGATTACAACCTCTCGCACTATGACTTGAAGAGATCAGCGAACAGCGGCGTAACGATGATTACGGCGAATGCAAAGTTTGAACTCGTTCCGATTACGGCTTCGGCAACACCGGGATCGAGCACAACGTCGACAACGACGATATCTAACCCGCAGCAGCCATATTCGGCGAGCCCACAGTCTCTAGGAAACGTGCAGCCTCAATCGAATTTCCCATTGAGCACGAGCACGAGTGCTCTTAGTGCGCCTGGAGGTTTCTTCTGATGCAGCTGGTCCCGCTCAACCCGATCTCGAATCAAAACTTGCAGGTCCAGTTGAATAATCAGCCCTGCACGATAAGCATCGTACAGATGGCCTATGGATTGTTCATGACATTGCAGGTCGGGAGCGCGCTGATCGTTTCAAACGTGCTCATGCAAAATTTGAACCGCATCGTCCGCGACGCCTATCTTGGCTTCATCGGCGATTTTGTTATGGTGGACACGCAGGGATCGCAGAATCCGGACTATACCGGCCTCGGAAGTCGCTATCAGTTGGTCTATCTCGCACCGTCCGATCTCCCGAACGGGGAGGCATGAGAGATGTCAAATCTTATTCAACGGCTAATCAATACATCAATAACGCTTGCACAGAACTCGCAAACTAATCAGCCCAACACGTTCAATGAAACCGGAACAGATACCGTCGCGCTCTCAGGATCGCGCGCCTCAGTTCGAATTCAGGACTCTGGCAATCCCGCAACCTGCCAGGCCGAAGTGAAGATTTGGGGCATGAGCCCGAGCCTCATGAATCAGCTTTCGACGCTTGGCCTCGTCTGGAATCTGATGCCGAAGAACTCGATCACCATCCAGGCAGGAGATGCGGTCAAGGGTCTGTCGTCGATCTTCTCCGGGCAGATCATGGCAGGATATGGGGATTATTCATCGCAGCCTGACGTGCCGTTTGTCTTCTCCTGCAACTTGACGGCGGCCTTTGCGACGATCACCGTCCCTCCGACGACATTCCCGGCGCCGTTTGATGTGGCGACCGCGATGGCCGGCTTTGCGCGCCAGATGAGCGCCGGCTTTCTCAACAGCGGCAACGTGCACATCACTTTGCCGCCGATGTATTTCAAAGGCTCCGTCATCGACCAATTGCAGAAATGCGCCGATGCGGCAAACATTTATGCGAAGCTTCCCTTCGGGAATTCGAACGGCAACACGCTTGAAATTTGGTCGAAGACAGGAAGCAGAGCGACGACGAGCATCCCTGTGATTTCGGCGGCGAACGGCATGATATCCTACCCGGCCTTCACGCAAAACGGGATCATCGTGAAGACCCTGTTTGATCCGCTGATCTCGGTTGGCGGTCCCGTCAAGGTCGAGAGTTCTCTCTTGTCGGCGATTGCCGCGGCGCAACCCGGCCAGCCAAACTTCACAAACCCGACGGGGCCATCGGTTCCCTTTCCAACCCAATGGGTGGTCACAAAGCTCGATCTCGCGCTCGACACGATGCTTCCCCATGGGGAGTGGTGCTCGATCGTTTATGCTATGAACCCCGGATCGCCGCAGGCGCTCTTGCAAGCATCGGGGAATGCGAATGGTTGATCCTGTCTCAGCGGGGGGAAGCGTCGGTGCCGGCCAGATGCAGCCGACGGACGGCAACACAGACGCCGCGGTCTGGGCGTTCATGGCGAAGCAACTGATCAACCTCGTCGACACCCTCAAGGTCGTGAAGGTCACCGGGGTCCATCCGGGACCCGGATCGCCGCCGATCGCCGGGACCGTCGATGTGCAGATCCTGGTCAACTTGCTCGACGGGTCCGGCAACTCGACCCCGAACGGGATCGTCTACGGAATGCCCTATCTCCGCCTCGGCGGCGGCCCGTGGCAAATCGCGTGCGACCCGGCCGTCGGCGACATCGGCTTCGCTATCGCCTCGGATCGCGACATTTCGAGCTTCAAGGCTGCGGTCGCAAACGGGAAATCGGGGCCGGTAAATCCGGGCTCGTTCCGAAAGTACGACATTTCTGATGGCGTCTATTTCGGTGGGTGGGGGAACGGCGCGCCGTCAGCGTCGATCTGGCTGAAGCCGGACGGAACCTTCGTTATCACTGACAAGCTGGCGAATGTGATACAAAGCTCGGCGGCCGGAATCACTTTGACGCCGGCTCCGGCCGGCACGATCAACATCAACGGACCTGTAACCATGCCAGATGGCGCAGCAATCACCGGGAACGCCTTAGCGACGGGAACAGTCATTGCCGGGTCTGGCGGCGCTGATCAGGTCGGTTTGCAAACTCACACGCACAACCTAATCGTCGCGACGACGGGTCATCCGACGACCGCGCCGATAGCGGGGACCTGATGGCAGCGACGCTCCTTCTTGACGGCCAGGGATGGGACCTCTGTGTAGGGGCGGACGGGAATATTGCCGTCGCGACGGCCCCGTACTCTTTGGCACAAGATGCTGCTTCCGCAATCAAGACGTTCCTCGGCGAGGTCTGGTTCGACACGACCGTCGGCATCCCCTACCTGACGCAGGTCTTCGGCAAGAACCTCCCCCTCGCGCTCCTGAAGCAGCAGCTCGTTACCGCGGCGCTGACCGTTCCCGGCGTCGTTTCCGCGCAGGTTTTCATAACCGGGATGACGA